AAAGTGACTAGAGAGGAATTAGGCTCTGTTGCTAGTCGTATTGCGCAGCTAGAAAATGTTATCCAACAGTTCCAATCAAACGTTGTACCTCAGGTAGAGCAAGTAGTCCAACGACAAGCTTCCTCGTCTGAGCAAATGTTTTGGTCGGATTTGTCTAACAGAGTTCCGGATTGGCGTGAGATTAACGACGATCAAGACTTTCAGTCTTGGTTATTAGAGATCGACCCGCTGACTGGTATTAGTAGACAAACATACTTAGAGGATGCCCAGCGTTCATTGGACGCTAGGCGTGTAGCAACTTTCTTCGATACATGGCGTGAGAATAATGGAGTGGCGAATGTTGCTCGATCTGACAGTCGTGTACAGCAGAACGCCTCCGAGTTGGAGAAACAGGTAGCACCAGGTCGCTCTAAGAGTTCTGGTAATCCTAAATCCAACACGGCAAAAGTATATACACCTCAAGACATTGAGAAGTTTTTCTCTGATGTCCGCCAGGGTAAGTACAAAGGTCGGGAAGCTGAACGCGACAAAATTGAGCGCGATATCTTTGCAGCACAACGCGAGAATCGCATACAACTTTAAATGCGTAATTAGAGGAATCTAAAAATGGCTTATCCAGTATCTCCAGGCCGCCCTAACTATAGCGGCAACTTTATCCCAGAAATCTGGTCAGGTAAGTTGATCGAGAACTTTTATGATGCAACCGTTCTCGCAGCTATCTCTAACACTGACTACGAAGGTGAAATCCGTCAGTTCGGTGACACGGTTAATATCCGTACCACTCCTGAAATCACCATTCGTGATTATGTGAAAGGACAAACCCTGACTGTTGAAAACCCTGACAAACCAAAAATCCAGTTGGTTATCGACAAAGGTGAGTACTTCGCTTGCGTTGAAGACGATGTGGACGGTGTTCAGTCAGACATCAACCTGATGGACCTTTGGACCAAAGACGCTTCAGAGCGTATGAAAATCAAGATCGACCAACGTGTCTTGACTGATCTGCTCCCCGGCATCTCTGCTTTGAACAAAGGTGCAACTGCAGGTGCGAAAACCGAGTCATTTGACTTGGGTGTCACTGGTACTCCTATTACTCTTGACAAAGATGGTGTTTCTGAAAAAGCAGTCATCGACCATTTGGTTGATATGGGCACTGTGTTGGACGAAGCTAACGTTCCAGAAACTGGTCGTTTCGTTGTTATCCCTGCGAAAATGGCAGGTCTGATCAAGAAGTCAGAATTGAAAGACGCTTCTTTGTCAGGTGACAGCACTTCTATCCTCCGCAACGGTCGTTTGGGTATGATTGATCGCTTCACTGTTTATGTCAGTCACAACCTGAAACAAGCTAGTGGCGAGTTTCACTTGGTTGCTGGTCACAACATGGGCTTCACTTTTGCCTCGCAAATGACCAACATGGAATCAATCCGTTCAGAGTCAACTTTCGGTGACATCATCCGTGGCCTGCAAGTCTATGGTTACAAAGTGGTCAAGCCTGAAGCTTTGGTTGAATCTGTTGTTGACTTCGCATAATTAGAGAGGAAATAGAAAATGCCTACATATAATGATTCACTGGGCTTCGATAAAGGCTCAGCAGCATACCCCGAGAAAGGTCGTCTGGACCTCACCAAGTTGTCTGTAGAGCTGGATTTCGCAGCTATTACAGCAGCCCGTGCAGCAGCTGGCGCTACCGCTCTGCAAGCAGGTGACGTTCTAGAGGCTTTGCATGTCCCAGCTGGTACTCAAGTACTGGCAGTCGGCCTCAATGTTACTACCGCTGAAGGTGGTACTTTGACTGTTGACGTTGGTGACGGTGCCGATCCTGACGGCTTCCTCGACGGTGTTGACGCAAACGCAGTAGCTGGCTACTCGTCTTCGCAAGTGACTATTTCGGAAGGTACTCCGAATACAATCTCACCTGCTTTGGCGTTTGGCAAGTACTATGCTGCGGCAGATACCATTGATGTCAAGATTGTCAATGCGGCTGATGCTGCTGTTATGACCGTCTGGGCAGTAGTGGCTAACTGCGCTTAATAGGTAAACCGGGACGGGGGGCTTCGGCCCCCCTACCCTCAAGGGAGATTTAGAATGGCAACTAACCTTAGTGGTTCTACCGTAGCGAGTACGTTTAGCCAGCTATTGCATGTAGACGGCGGCCCTACAGCTACAGAAAAAGTTGTATATGGCGGTGGTGGAGCATCAACAGCTCTCAAGGTAGGATCCCTATCAGTATCTGTAGGTAATTTGCGCCTTGATGGTAATACGCTATCGTCAATTAATACAAACGGCGATATCAATATCGCACCTGGCGGAACAGGTGAAGTAAATATTTCCAAAGCTAATATCACTGGCGGTACAGTTGCTGGTGTTTCTTTGAGTGGTATTAGTAGTGCGACCTTTAATGGTAGTGCACAGACATCCCCAGAAACAGTTTCTAGCTCTGGTGGAACTCTAACAATCAACTGTGTAGAAAGTAACGTGTTTAGCACAACCCTTACGGAAAACGTTACTCTCGTGGTATCTAACGGCACCGCTGGTCAAACGATCAACGTATTGTTGGTGCAAGGTGCAACAGCAAGAACTGTGTCTTGGCCCGCATCTTTCAAATGGCCTGCGGGTACAGCACCTTCAGTTACCGCTAGTGCTAATGCTGAAGACTTGCTAGTCGCTACCTTTATTGGTAGTTATTGGTACGCGTCATTGATTAAGGGCTTTAGTTAATGTCATTTGCGGCTAGGTTTATCAGAGAAAGTAGCGATCCAGGGGCAACTCCGCCTCCTCCTCCAGCTGTTTCTCTGGTTAACTCGTCGTTAAGTTCTATTGTTAATAGTCCTAGCACAGCTAGTTTTTATTACCGTGTAGAGTCTTCAGGCTTAGTTGTAGCGGGTGCGCTTACAGGTAGTCAAAGCTACACATGGTTGAACTCCGGCACAGCATCAAACTACGAAGTACGGTGGGTACCAGCAACCGGTAGTCTTAACCCAGATTCTGGTGCAGTAAACACATGGCTAACACTCAGTTCAAACCGCGAGTGGGCTGCGTCTTTTACAGCAGACTTTGGAGAAAGATATTACTACGGTACTGTGCAGATCCGTGAGGTAGGTACAACTACGATCTTGGCAGAAGCTAATGTATCCGCAACCTTAATTGTTCTTTCAGATGAGTATCAGGTAGAGTAATGGCTAACAGAGTAGACAAAGCAAGCATGGCTTGCAACAAACCCAAACGTACACCGGGACACCCAACTAAATCGCACGTTGTTAAAGCGTGCAGTGGCGGTCAAGAGAAGATCATTCGTTTTGGTGAACAAGGTGCTAAGACTGCTGGCAAACCAAAAGCTGGTGAGTCTGATCGTATGAAAGCCAAGCGTAAATCATTCAAAGCCCGTCATGCCAAGAACATCAAGAAAGGAAAAATGAGCGCGGCGTATTGGGCTGATAAGGTAAAATGGTAATGAAGAAAAAAGTATGGGAAAAGAAACGTCCTGCGGGTTTAGGAAAACCTAAGAAACTTACAGATGCACAGAAAGCTAGTGCCAAAGCAGCAGCCAAACGTGCAGGAAGAAAGTACCCTAACTTAGTAGATAATATGAGAGCAGCAAGGAAACAGAAATGAGACGTTATCTTAGACATATTGAGGATGGAACTATTTATGCTTGGGACGAGTATCTTGCGGATAATCCGTTATGTGAGGAAGTATCAGAGGAGGAAGCTTTTCCCGAGAGGTTTGTGAAAAAAGAAGTAGTTGAGAAAGTCAAGAAAACCCAGAAGAAAAAGAAGCAGAAGCTGGATTTGAGTACTGAAGAAGTACCAGAAGAACCTGCTTTTACTTTTGAAGAACTGGGAATCGAGGCTTCTAGAGACTTACCATAATGACACCAGCTACCATTATCGAACAAGTTAGACGGCTGATCCAAGACGAGGTCAGCCCTTTTCGTTACAGCGATACTATGCTGTTAGGTTTTGTTAACCAAGTACTTAAACGTATGGCTATGGTTCGTCCTGACTTGTTTATCGATAGCGGTAACATCCCGACTACTCAGGACTCTGCATACCAAACGCTTCCTAGTAACGGTGCAGTATTGGTGGAGATCTTTGGTGTCGCTGGTGGGGCAGCCATTGAAGAAGTCGACAGAGACTTGCTTAACAGAACAGACCCTAACTGGATCAACGCTACATCTGGTACGCCCAAGAAGTATGTGCGGAATACACGCAACCGTAGGTCTTTC